CTGTAATTACTGGGCGAGCAGCTTCTACTGTAGGAGTAGCAGCCTCTGCCTTTGCTTCTTGTGGCGCTGTTGCTAAATCTTCCACAGGAGCCTCGCTTTCTGTTGTTTGGTTTGTGTCCTCTGCTTCGTTTTCACTAGCAGCAACTTTAGTTACTTGTGCAGCACTGAATGCTGGTGACTCGACCAGGCTTACTTCTCTTAGTGTTGCGCTGGTTACATATAGATAATCTTTTTTCTGGATTGACTTATTTACATCCACGCCTACTGACAAACCATCGATTAATTGCTCGCTTGCAAGTATTAAAGCATCTTGTCCTTGCATGGAGTTACTAATTTTGAATGATGCGTAAATGCCATCTTCTGCTTCTTTGTAATTTGATTGCATTCTTCCAATTGGTTTCTCTGGGCGATGCTGCATAAGCATTTTTACTTTGCCTGGATCACCAATGTCGATTGAGCCTTTAGCAAATACGACCTTACCTACGGAAGTATTGCCGACTTCTTCAAACGGCACGATCTTGCCAGCGATAACTCTGCGCTCTGTATCGGCAGCTTCTATGTGGCTACTGAATGTAAGTTTCATTGTTTTCTTCTCTTCCGTTAGGTGTTAATTGTTCCATTTCTTTAGCATCTTCCACATCGATTAAACCTAAAGCCATCATTTTCTCTAATGCCTCTAAGCGCTTCATTGTGTCAGCTCTTAAGAATGATTCTTCTACTGCAAACTTAACTACATGGCCTCTAGGGGTAATATCATCCATGCTTAAACGATCTTCTATTGCGCAAATATAAGGTTGTAGTGTGTAAGCCACAAATTCTTTTCGAGAATCTAAAATATTTTGGTAGGTCATCGAATTATTCATATCAGCACTTATGTACCAAGCAGGTACGTTCATGGATCTGGCAATTTGTGTAGCCAAGTATTGTTGGCTGTCGTTGTACATCATATCTTTAGGACTAAAGCCTGTGGTTTCATAAGATAATGTAGAAGTCAAATATGCTGTAGATCTATTTTGTCTACTTTGCTTCCATTGTGCTAATAATCCTGATACTTGTTGCTCTGGTAGATCTGCTCCAGTATTTTTAATGTAACCACTTGGCATTGGAGTTGCGGCTGCTACAGCTGCGGCTTTTTCAATATCTAAAGCGCTTTGTATTGTTCGGGCTGCGTTTTGTAAAACTCCGCCACCATTTAATCCCTGGAATGTAATTAAACTTCCAATACCAGACATGGGCGCTCTTACGCCATCTACAAAGTATTCTTCTATTTCTGTACCAAATTTATTTGTAGTAAATGTAACTCTATTGTTTGCTACCCATTCAAATCGTGATGGGCGCAGGTCATCTGCATAAAGTTCGGTACAACGCCAATACGCTAAATTATAGAAAATAAGACTATCGACAGTCCATGATATGGTGACGGATCTTGGTTGCCGATAGTCTGGTTGATCTATCCAAAGAGGGTTCCCCAACTCCTCACCATTAGACTTTTTGTAAAGCTTTAATGGCAAGTAAGAAACTACACCAGCTATAAGATTTCTGCAACGTGAAACGGCAGGTACTTGCATAGCAAAATTACGATCTAATCCACCAGGGAAATTACCAACACCAGTTGTAAATGAACCATAGCCATAGGCCGTGTCCATAATGGCAGGGGCATTTTGCGCTTGGACAGTTTCAGTTTTTTTAGTTATACCCAAAGCAGACAAAAGACCCATAGGTATACTTTATACCATAAATCGGACTAATGGTGCAAGTTATACAAAGATTTGTGCAGTTTGTTGCGGTCTAGTTAATTGACTTACAACCATGGCAAGGCTTATTGCAGCTGTAACATCGCCAGCAGATTTACGCCTAATAATACGCCAGCCAGCATCATTAGTCTTAGCTGCACAATTATTAAGGTGCTGTACTAAATCCGCTTGCCCACTATGAATTAACCTTACGTTAGCCAGGGCATCTGATAAGTCTGAGCAGGCCTGGTAGAAAGCCTGGCCACTGCAATCCTCTATGCGCCAACCACTTTGTTCTAATTTAGTGGCTAAAGTCTGTGTGGCGTACTTGTCAAAGAGTATTTTGTGTGGGTGATACTTCTTTGCCCACTCATTAATATCACTAGCCATCTTAACTTCATCTACAGCTACTTCACTTTGCCATAACTGGGCTAGACCTACTGCTATCTTGCCATCTTTTAATTGACCCATAACTAGAGCGCCTGATCTTCTAGTAGGTGCAATATCAAAGGCCATTATAGTCATCGGCCCGACAGGTATTTCTAATGTGCTATCACTACATGCTTCAATAGATCCATATACCCATGGGCTTACAGCGCTATCTATCCACTGGCATAACATCTCAGTACGTGTAGCTTCTACGCTATTAGTATTTACAGCTTCTTCTAAAGTTTCTTCTGTTACTAAGTACCCTAGTGCTGGATTAGCCATAGCCCAAGCCTTGCGATCATGTATCTTGCAGTGTTGTGGGGCTGACCACTCGTAATAGCCCAAAGTTTCTGGTGGATAAGATAATGAGCGTTCTTTAAGATCATTAAGTACAGTGCTAAATCCATCACCTGCATTACTTGTCATAAGTGTCATGGAATTAGAACGTGCCCTAGTGACTGGCAATGCAGCTGTAAAAGCTTCTTCTGACCATTCACGTAATTCATCTAAATACAAAAAGTCGGCAGTCTTTCCACGTGGTGCATCTCTTGTAGCTGCGGCTATTTCGTACCTTGCACCATTTTTAAGTGTTATTGATTCTTGACCATTAGCCAGGCGTATCTGTCTTACTTGATCTTTCAAAAATGGATTATCTTCTATTGTGTATGCAACGTTTCTAAAGGTATCTAATGCCATATTACGATTAGAGGACATGCCCAGTACATTCTTGCTATTCCAAATAAATAAATGTGCCAATATAAGCATGCGAGCTAGATGTGTTTTTCCTGATTGTCGACTTACAAGAATTAGCCCAGTTTTCTTTACGAACGTGCCATCTTCTTTAATAGTTAATAGATCTTCTAGTACCCAGCGCTGCCAGGGTATTAAAGGTAGACCGATCTTCTCAGCTAGATCGGCCACCTCATCCGCTTTGCTCTTACCTTTAAGTAAGGGCGTGTGAACTCTAGGCGTGGTACTGCCAATTAGCCCGACCCCTCTTTTAATCGGGATTATTTCTGCATCATTCTGCATCGAAGTTTAATGTTTCTGGTTTATTAAAAGGTGAATCTGGAACGATCTGGAGCGTCTTGGAGAGAGAGGTTTTGGAAAAGACAGGGGGGGTCGGCATGCTATTAAAAAAACGACCACCTTTAGCGCTATTACATGACTTACACATGCTTTGTAGGTTGTCTGGACTCCACATGTCACCACCCTTAACTCTAGGTATGATGTGATCTACTGTATGCGCTGGCCTGTTACAACTCACGCATGTCCACCCATCCCTGTCGAGGATTTGTATGCGTAGCTTCTGCCACTTGCCACTACCTATAGCTCTTTTACTCAATACCATCCCTTTGCCTTATGATGAGCGAGCGCTCTACATGCACATCCATCATAGCGTCTATCTAAATATCTAAGTCCTAAGTCTATCTGTTTAACGGGATCCTTCTCTTTAGATTTGAGTATTTGGAATAGACCAAACGCACTTGAGTTAGGGTTCTTAGCTTTATGATTCCAACGGCTTTCTAAATGTACTAACTCATCTACACAATAGAACTGTTCGAAGTTGTAGTTCATCTTATGAAATGTAATTTGCTTTAATGTATTGACTTTGTATTCTTTAGGCTTATTAACTTGTAATGCAACGGAATAATCTTTTAAAAAGCAAAGGCTAAATGCAATTAGCATAGAGCTCGCCCAAACTCTGCGCCTTCCGAGCCTGGCCTTGGGCGGCTCAGCTTTTCGATTTAAGATCGAACGCTTTTTTAGGGTATCACACACTGTCAAATCCTGTAAGATAATCGCAGGTCAGACGGCGTGGCGAAGAAGGGTACAAATTCATACTGATCTATCCAAGTACAATCATAACCAGCCTCACTCATTATCCACCTGTATCTCTATGAAATACTCGCCCTCGGTATAAATTGTATCCTTACGCACAATAGGTGCTTTACGCAGATCATCACCATGTAACATAATTAGATGCAAGCGCTCGCTATTTAGTATTACAAATATAGAATTATCTGTGGCGAATTTAAGCTTACGAGCTGGTATATGCATGGTCTTAAAAGGGAATTTAGCCCCTTTCCAATTATGCTTTACCTCAACTTCACAGCTGTAGTAATCACCCTCTGGATTCTTGAATAATAGATCTATACCATATTGGTCAGGATTTACCCAGGCTGTGCAGCCCTTACTTTCAAGCCATTTAATTACCAACTCTTTAGCGTTATCATTGTCAGCGTATAGTTCTAAGCTAAAGGGTTTAATCAAGGTTTACAGCCCCATCCAGTACCCTTTAAGATTATGCCAGGTGCTGAATACATACGTGCCATATTTAGCCCACACTTAGGGCAAAGCATCCCGCCATCATCTTCTTTATATGTCCTATGCACACTTCCATAAGTGCCACACTCATTACAACTATATTCATACGTTGGCATCATATTCTCCAATCAATAGGCAAGTGTGGCAAGGCAGTGTGTCAAACTGCCAAGCCCCACAGCTATTACATCTGCTTACCTTGCTATCTTTCGGTGCATCTTTCTGCTCAGCTATGTTCTTGCATCCCACAGCCCCGCAGTCCATGCATTGGTATAATTTGAACCCATCTGGCATATCTGTCTGGTCAAGCCATAAGAACTCAGTGTTACGACTACACCCATTACATTTGAATTTAGTCACGAGCGATCAATTCGTGGCATCGAAAGCATGTGCCATCTTTGAAAACCCTGTCATCGCCACACATCTCGCATGTGATAACAGACTTAACTAGATGCACACCACTATCATCTATTTCGACAGTAACTCCACTGCCGTTAATAATAGCGACATAGCCCATATCTACTCCTTATCCTTAAAGTACCAAGCGCCCGTACTGGTCTGTGATGCCCATTTAGCATGTTCTTTGATATTACCCAGGCATACATAGCCATAAAATGGCTTCTTAGTAGTTTTGCTTATACCTTGTCTAAGTGTCATACCTTGCTCACAGCAATC